ATTCACCTCATTTTGCAGGTAAAAAAACGATCGCTTTGTTTGGTTGCGATTGGATCAAAAATGTAATTCCCAACAGTTAGCAGGTGCACGATAAGCGCGGCAAGCACTGCAATAATCAGGCTTTGCAATGCGTTTATATACCTGTCTCTTTTGGCCTGCTGTTTAATCTCATTGAGCTCTGTCGCATGAGCTTTGACCGTATCTTGCAGGTCTTGTAACTGGCGGTTCATTTGCTCTGTGTTCATGTCGATCCTCTCAAGGCTTTCGGCTGAACGATATTCAGGTGAGCTGAGCTTTGCTTCAAGCAGGGTTTTACGAGCCTGTTCAAATGGCGATGGCTGTTCAGGGTGTTCGACTTTCATTACAACTCCGGAATTGAGATCCTTAGGCCCTTAAGGCTGTGGAACGCGGCGGCAAGATGAATAGGCTACTGTTTTTATTAAAACTTAGCATAAGCACTGCCATCATTTTTGGCCTGTTTTTCTTTTTTGGGAAGGTCTTGCCCTATTACCTTTTCGACTGGATCCCGGCTTCTGAGATATTCGCTGATGCGGAACATGTGTTTCTTGTAGTTGACGGGCAGAGCCTCCGGAATTGGTGCTTTGTTTTTGGCTTGGGCTTCTTTTCAGCTCTTGGACTTCAACTGTTAGTTTCGATAATTTTGACAATATTTCGTTCTCAAAAGTAGATTCTTGTTTCTGCGCACTTAGCTCAATAACCAGCCCAAACATAGAAATAAGAAGCAACAGCAGGTTGATGACTGCGTTTATATCAACAGCCTTAACGACAGTTTTCTTCGAAACACTGATTTGACTTGTTACTCCTTGTTTTGGCTTGTCAGTGTTTTCTGTGGTCTCGTTTATCTGATTAAACAGCGTATTCAACTCCGTCCAATTTTCAGGCAGCATCTTTTGAACGCTTGCTATGGCCTGTGATATCAGGTCGATCTGATCGGGGTTGAAAACGCTCTTTAACTTCCGGACTGTTTTGATTGCATCTGACAGCGCCTTAAGGGTTTGAGGATCAAGTCCGTCGACTTTCATTACAGCTCCTTGTTTGGATGTTTAGTCAAGTTTCATTCTAAGCCGGGAGCTGTAATGACTGTTCATGCTTTAAGACCATGCCAGCATCCGGGATGCCATAAGTACGCAGAGCCCGGCAAGGCTTATTGCGCAGAGCATCAGGCTTTGCATGACAGGCTTGCGAAAGAAGTCCGGCAACAGAGCGAGCATAAGCTCAGCGCATCACAGCGCGGCTACACATCAGCGTGGCGCAGAGTGTCGAGAGCATACCTTGACGCGCATCCGTTCTGTGCTGAGTGCCTGAGGCATGGCATACACACGCCTGCCACAGAGGTCGACCACATCAAAGCGTGGAAAGGCGACCGCAAGCTGTTCTGGGATGAGAACAACTGGCAAGCCTTATGCCATTTGTGCCACACGAAGAAAACAAACAGTGAAGACGGCGGTTTTGGTAACAAAATCAAGCATCGCAACCCCTAGGGGGAGTAAAATTATTCGCGAAATCGCAAGAGACCCGACCGCCCAAATTTTTTTACGCGCGTGCAAAATAGCGTAAAAAATTCTCAATAAATCAAGTAAATATCTGAGTAAGATTAAATTTTAGTCTGAAAATTAATGGCTCGTCCAAGAAAACCGACACAGATCAAGAAACTGCAAGGTACTTTGCAGCGCTGCCGCACAAACTTCAATGAGCCTGTGCCGCAGATGCCGATTGACAATATCGAGCCGCCCGGCTGGCTTTCAGACTTCGCCAAGGACGCGTGGCGTTTTGCCGTTTCACAGATGCCTGAGGGCATGCTTACAAGCCTCGACTGGGTGACGTTCACCATGTGGGCGGACACCTACAGCAAGATCGTCGAGCTTGACGCGAACCTCCGGCACGTGGGCTTGACCATCGTCGATGAGAAAAAAGGCATTGAGGTGCCAAACCCGATGCTCAGAGAGCAGACGGCGCTCAAACAGACGCTTGCGAAATACCTCAGCGAACTGGGCTTCACCCCGGCATCGCGTTCGCGCGTGAGCGTCAATACCAAGAAAGAAGCTGAAAAGAATCCGTTCATCGACTTATGACCTTTTGCGAGAAAGCCAACAGATACATCGCTGATGTGCTTTCCAAAAAGATCCCTGCCTGCGGCTATGTGAGAAAAGCCTGCAAGCGTCAGCGCGACGATTTAAAGAAAAAGGCCTGGAAGTATCACTTCGATGAAAACCGCGCCGAGCGCGTGTGCAAGTTCATCTCAGCATTACAGCACGTCAAGGGCCCGCTTGCCGGACAGAACATCGTGCTTGAGCCGTGGCAGTGCTTCATCCTGACAACCGTGTTCGGCTGGGTGGATGACAAAGGCCTGAGGCGCTTTCAGCAGGTCTACATTGAAGTGCCCCGCGGTAACGGCAAGTCCCTGCTGTGCTCCGGCATCGGCCTTTACATGCTCTGCGCCGACGGCGAAAAGGGCGCCGACGTCTACAGCTTCGCCACCACGCGAGATCAGGCCGGCATCGTCTTTGGCGACGCCCAGCAGATGGCTCGCGGCAATCCGAACCTGCGCGAGGCTTTTGGCGTTCAGGTTCTGGCGCACTCGATTGTGGTGCCGGGCACAAACAGCAAGTTCCAGGCAAAGAGCGCCGACGGCTCGACGCTCGACGGCCTGAACACGCACCTGGGCATTATCGACGAGCTGCACGCCCACCGCACCCGTGAGGTCTATGACGTCGTAAAGACGTCCATCGGCAAACGCGCACAGCCTTTGCTGTGGTGCATTACCACCGCGGGGTTCAATCTCACCGGGATCTGCATGGAGGTGCGGCGCTACGTCACCAAGATCCTCGACGGCTCGGTCAGGGATGAGACGAACTTCGGCGTCATCTACACCATCGACGAAAAGGACGACTGGCGCGATGAGAACTCGCTGATCAAAGCAAACCCCAACTGGGGCGTCAGCGTTCAGCCCAAAGCGATCCTTGCGAACCTGTCGATGGCGCTTACCGATCCGAGCGCTGAGAACAACTTCCGCACCAAGCACCTCGACGAGTGGCGCAACGCTGATGCGGCATGGCTGCAAATGAGCCGCTGGCGCAAGTGTATCCGTGACGTTGAGCTTACGGATTTTGCCGGACGTCAGTGCATCTACGGCATCGACCTTGCCACGAAGCTCGACATCACCGCGGTGGTAAAGCTCTTTTGGCGCACCGAGGATGACGGCAAGTTCCACTATTACCTGTTCGGCGATTACTGGCTTCCTTCAGAGCGCATTGAGACCTCGCTCAACAGCCAGTACAAAGGCTGGGCGCAGCAAGATCTCCTGCACGTGACCGACGGCCCGATCACCGATCTGTCGGCAATTGAGCGCTGGCTTAAGGCCGACGTGCAAAAGTACGATCCCATCGCCCTGGCCTATGACCCGTGGAACGCGTCTCAGCTGGCGCAGGACATGATGCAGGAAGGCGCGCCGATGGTCGAGATCAAGCCGACGCTGCAAAACTTTTCCGAGCCGATGAAAACGATGCAGAGCCTTGTCTATGAGAAGCGCCTGCACACGGACGGAGATCCGGTGCTCGAGTGGATGGTGTCCAACGTTGTGTGCCACACCGACGCTAAAGACAACGTCTATCCGCGCAAGGAAACCAAGGAAAACAAGATCGACGGTGTGGTCGCCTCAATCATGGCGATCAACCAGGCGCTGTTCCTGAGGGTCGAGGAAGACTACTCGGATCAGTACGATGTTTCGGATGTTCAGATGGTGTTGTAAATGGCAATCTTCAAATGGCTATACAGCCATCTAGGAGGGGCGGGCGCTGACTATGCCGGATGGCAGAACGTCTACCCTCAGTTGCAGGCGGTGCAGGACACCGCCCAGTACACGACAGATCAGGCTATTCAGATCTCAACCGTGTACTCATGCGTCGACCGGCTGTGCTCAACGATGGCAAGCCTGCCCTGTGAGGTGTTCCTGTTGGATGAGCAAGGGCACAAAACGCCCGACCGGCTGTGCAACCTGTCCTACATTTTCCAGAACAGCCCCAGCTACGCGCTGACCCCTTATGAGTTCATCGCGCTGATGACGCAGCAGTGGGCCCTGCGCGGCAATGCCTACGCGCTCATCACCCGCAAGACTGACAAGACCGTCAAGAGCCTGACCCCGCTCAGCCCGGATCAGATGGAGGTCTATCAGGAAAGCAACGGGCATCTGACCTATCGCTACTACAACCGCAACAGCGAATACATCGACTACAAGCCCGAGCAGATCCTCCACTGGAAGATGAACCTCGGCAACGGCATCGTCGGTTTATCCAAGCTCGAGTACATGCGCGCATCGCTCAACGAGGCGGTGAACTCTCAGAGCACCGCGGTCGAGCTCTACCGCACCCACGGCAAACAGGGCGGCATCCTGACGTCGGATGTGCCGCTGAACAACAAGCAAAAGAACGAAGTCAGCGAGCAGTTCTCCAAGGCTCGCCGCGGGGGCATCCCGGTCATAAACGCCAACCTGCACTTTCAGGCGCTCTCGCTTACGCCTGAGCAGACTCAGCTCTTGCAGACCCGCAAGTTTGGCGTCGAGGAAATATGCCGCTGGTTCGGTGTTCCCCCGGCCTTGGTGCAGAACGACGGCGGTGACACCGGATCGGTTGATGAGGCCTTACAGCTTTTCTACAAGACCACGATCCTGCCTATGTGCGTGAGCCTTGAGCAGGCGATCATGAAACGCGTTCCCTGCGCTGACGAACGCTTCAACCATGTGGTGCGGTTCAGGCTTTCGGCTCTCAACCGCGCCAACGACAAAGACCGCGCAAGCATCAACGCTCAGCTGGTGCAGAACGGCATTAAGACGCGCAATGAGATCCGCCTCGAGGAAGGTCTGCCTACGATTGAAGGCGCCGATGATCTCACCGCGCAGAACAACTTGCAGCCGCTAAAGAATCTGGGCTCTGCCGATGCGTCACAGACGCCGCAGACGCCCTTAACACAGGAGCCGGTAAGGCAATGAAACAGATCATTAAAACAGCCCGGGGGCTCAAAGCGCTGCCTGAGGCAGGATTTATCGAGGGTTACGCCTCTGTCTATGACGTACTCGACAGCAACGGCGACACGGTGCTCCACGGAGCTTTTGACGATGTCATCAAATCCGGGCGGATGCCGCTGATGTTCTTCGGGCATGACCACAGGTCAATCCCTGTGGGCAAGTGGACTGAGATCAAAGACGATGAGCATGGCCTGCGTATTAAAGGCCAGCTGAACCTCGAGCTGCAAGTGGCAAAAGACATCTACAGCTCGCTTAAGTTCGGATCGTTTGACGGACTGTCCATCGCCGGACGCGCCGCCCCTGACGGTTACGACATTGACCTCAACACGGGGCTGGGCACCATTTCCAAAATGGCGACCCTTGACGAAGTTTCGATTGTTCCTATGCCGGCCAACGCTGACGCTTACATCGACGAAGTGAAAAGCGAAGATGTCAGCCTGGAAGTGCTAAACCGCATCCAAAAAGCACAGGATACCAAAGATCTTGAAGCCTTTCTGCGTTCCGTGGGCGGGCTTTCAAAGAAACAGGCCGTGGCTTTTATCGCCGCGTCCAAAAGAGTGTTAAAGGCTCAGAGTGATTCCGAGTCTGATACGGCTCTCCATGTAATTCTTGACCGGATGGCCAAGATCACCCATTAAATTTACCTAGGAGTAAACGATGGAAAACACCGATATTCAGGCTCAGGTTTTAAAGGGCCTCGATAACCTTGATGCGCAGATTAAAGCTGTTGCCGATGACGGCAAAGCTTCCAAAGACGCCATCGAAAAGAAACTGGCTGAGCTCGGCGCCGAGCAGGTCAAACAGGCCAAGCTCTTAGCTGAGATTGATCAGCGCGACACCGCCGCTGTGACCAAAGCCGCAGAGCCTCGCACCTTAGGCGAGTACTTCGTTAAGAGCGATTCCTACAAGAACTACAGCACCACCCGCGTGGCCACCGCTGTGTTCACCAAGGACGCGGTCACCACCAAGCTGACCGGCGACGGCTACACTCAGACCTCCGTGGTTGCCCCTGATGTCCGCCCGGGCATCGTCGGCCTTCCGGATTCGGCTCTCGTGATCGAGAACCTGTTCCCGCACCTGCCTACCCAGAGCGACAGCATCGTCTACCTCAAGGGCGGCGCGCTTACCACCAATGCCGCCGCTGTGGTTGAGCAGGGCGCCATGAAGCCTGAGTCCGCTTTCACCAACCCTGAGATCAAGTCCGCCTCGGTGCAGACCGTCGCCCACTGGATCAAGATCACCAAGCAGCTCGCCGCTGACGCTCCGGCTCTTGCCGCCTACATCAATCAGAAGATGCAGTACGGTTTGCAGTCCAAGATTGATCAGCAGCTGATCTCCGGCAACGGCACTTCTCAGCTGCCCGGCATCCTGACCACCGGCAACTACACCGACAAGACCGCAGACATCCGCAAGGAACTGCCGACCTCCGGCGCCACGCTCTATGACTTTGTGCTGATCCTCAAGTCCAAGATGGAACAGGCCAACGTCACTCCGACCGTGCTGCTGCTCAATCCGTCCGACTGGTTACAGGTGTGCCTGCTCAAAGACGGCCAGGGCAACTACATTCTTGGCGGCCCTCAGTCGCTGGCCTCCAAGTCCCTGTGGGGCGTTCCGGTCGTGACTTCCGCCAGTGTGCCGTCCGGCAAGTACATCATGGCCAATCTGACCATCGGCGCCACGATCTTCGACCGTCAGGCCCTGACTGTGGAGATGTCAGAGCACGATGCCACGAACTTTGAACAGAACCTCATCACGCTCCGTGTCGAGCGCCGTTTAGGCGTCGCCGTCGAGCTGCCTGAGGCTATCTGGGGCGGCGAGTTCGCGCTGACCGCCGCAGCTTAACCTAACCTGAACTTCGTTCAAAGCCCCTCCCCGCGAGGGGCTTTTTTGTGGAGCTTTTCTTTTTATGGCCATGACATTTGAGCTCTCAGAGCCCACGGCGGAAACCGCCGGCGTCACGCTCGACGAGGCGAAAGCCTGGGCGCGCATCGACGATGACTATGAGGATGCGCTCATGCAGGTCTGTGTGGTCGCCGCCACGAAGATGGCTGAGCAGATCATGCAGCGCGAGGCTGTAAAAAGAAACGATCCGCAGGCGCTTGCCGCTGACACGGCATCCGTGCCGCAGTCGGTCAAGGCGTGGATCTGCGCCTACGCAACGTCCATGTACGAACATCGCGGTATCGCCGAGCCTCAGGCGCTCAGCGAGATGAAGCACATGTCCGGGCTTCTTGCCCCTTACACACTTCCCGACCGCGCGCCTGATTCAGCGTTTGAGGCACAGTGATGGCGGTATCAGTCCCCATGCCCGGCGAGCTTAACCGGCGCATTCAGATCTTCAGCCGCACGGATCTGCCAAACGCCGATGACGGCGAAAGCGCCGTCGGCACCGACGCTCTGCTGTGGCAGTGCTGGGCTAAATGCGAGCCTATAGGCTCTGCGTACTGGAACGGCGTGCAGACCGAGGAAAAGGCCACGCACCGCTTCTGGGTGCGCCAGGTGAAAGACAAAACCGATCCGCAAAGCCTGAGCCACGGCGTGCTGATCCAGATGGCCAAAAGCTCGTTTCGGATCACCCGCGTCACTGACTTAAACGACGGCGGCAGGTGGACGCTGATTGAAGCCATGGAGCTGGGTGCCGACCGCCCTGAGAATACGGAGCCTGTCTATTATGTCTGAGGTCGTGGGGTTCAAGGTCGTCATTCCCAAAGGGCTTGATGAACTGGATTTTGACCGCAAGCCGGTCATGGCGGTGATCAGGCAGGAAGCGGCAAAAGTGCGCCAGACGTCCAAGCGCCTGGTATCAGCGAAAAAGACTTCAAAGCCTGGCGAATACCCTGGACGCAGCAGCGGCCTGATGCGCCGTTATATCCGCGTCAAAGCGTCCAAGCGCCGCGATCGCCTGTGGGCGACCGTTCAGGTATCCACGCTTCCTGAGAAGTTCTGGTATCCGGCTGTGCTCAACTACGGCTCTGAGTTTGTAAAGCCGCGCCGCAATCCGATTTACAGCGCCGGGCGCATCCATGAAAAAGAAGTCACCGACGCGATCACCAACGCGCTTTGGAAATCGCTTAAGGGGTGGTAATGGACGTAACCAACATCATTAAGGCCGTGAGAGCCCGGTGCAAGAGCTTTAACTCACGCGTCTACGGCGCTTATGAGTTCGTGTCGCTCACGCGCACGGTGAACCCGGCCTCGATGCCCGCGGCGTTTGTCTTTACGGCATCTGAGACCGCTGAGACCTTGCAGGACTCAGCCACCGACTACTACCAGCTTGTGACGGCGCGCATTGCCGTTGTTGTCATGGCAGATGCCGGCGATGAACGCGGGCAGAAAGGCACGGACGTGACCGCAGGCTTGCAGAAAGAGCTTTTCAGCGCCCTGCTGGGGTGGTCGCCGATTAAAGGCGATCCTCACGCCATTCTCTCTTACGACGGATGCGAACCGCTGAGCCGCAACCCTGCGGTGGTGTGTTTCCAGTTCAATTTTCTGTGCACTTATCAGCTGTCGGTCGAGGATTCGTTTATCACCTCCGGCTTGCAGGACGGCGACGACATCACAGGCCTGCTGCCTGCCGCGCCGTTTAAGACCGTGGACATCGGCGCTGACAACAAGGCATATGGCGTCGACTTCATCGAAAACGGCAAGCCTGACGGGAAGATCGACTACCGCACCAAGATCACCATTCCAAATTCCGAGGACTAGACATGATCAGGATCAAACCAAAGGACGGGTTGCAGATTTACGACCCGGCCCATGATGATTTTTTGCCCGCTGAGGGCAGGGATGTGCCGAACCTGACTCCTTACTGGCATCGGCGCGTACGCGAAGGCGGGATTGAAGTCGCAAAGGCTGAGGTTCAGGCCGAAGCCCCTAAGGCCGAAGCCGCCGCCAAACCTGTAAGGAAAAACCGCAAACTCAAAAAGGAGCTTTAAATGGCCGTTTCTTTCAACTACGTGCCGTCTGACATCCGGGTTCCGCTGTTCTATGCCGAACTCGATAACAGCATGGCAAACACTTCAACCGGCAGTTACGCCAGCTTGCTTGTGGGCACTGCTCTCGCTGACGCCTCGGGCGTTTCCGACGCCCCGGTGTCGGTCGCCACTGCCTCAGCCGCCAAGTCGCTTTTCGGCGCAGGCTCTCAGCTGGCCCTGATGGTCGCCGCTTTCAGGCAGAACAACCCCACCGGCGAGCTGTACTGCATCGCCCGCAAGATCACCGACGGCGCTGCGGCCAAAGGCTCGGTCGCTGTGACCGGCACTGCCACCGAGGCAGGTGCTGTGGCGCTCTATGTGGGCGGCACCAAGTACGCGGCCAACGTCTCCGTCGGCGATGACGCCAAAGCCGTGGCGGCCGCCATCGTCACCAAGATCAACGGCAAGTCGGACTGCCCGGTGTCAGCTGCTGTTGACGCTGAGAGCGGCGCTGTCACCCTGACCGCCAAAGGCCCCGGCGTTTACGGCAACGACATTCCGCTGGCCTTAAACCGCCTTGGCCTTACCGGCGGCGAGAAGATCCCTGCGGGCATCAACGTGACCGTCACCGCCATGGCTGACGGCGCAGGCGATCTTGATATCGCTGAGATTGCGTCTGCCCTGGGCGATGAGGGCTATGACTTCATCGGCTGCGGCGCCGCCACTGATGCCACCGCCTGCAACGCATGGCGCGATGAGATGGAAGACGGCGCAGGCCGCTGGTCTCCGACCCGCCAGCTCTACGGCCATGTCTTCAAGGTCAAGCGCGGCACCAATTCCGAGCTTGTCGCTTTTGGCAAGACCCGCAACGATCAGCACATGACTGTGTTCGGCGTTGAGAGCAAGTTCCCTGATCCGTGCTGGCTGGTTGCCGCCGCTGTGACCGGGCGCGAGTCGGTATTCATCGCCAATCATCCTGCCCGCCCGACGCAGACCGGACGCCTGACCGGGATTGCCGTGCCGGAGCTTGCCGACCGCTTCAATCTCACTGAGCGTCAGACCCTGCTCATGAACGGCATCGCCACGCTGTATGTCTCAGGCGGCTACGCCTGCATCGAGCGCGCGATCACCACCTATCAGGTGAACTCGTTTGGCGATGATGACAACAGCTATCTCGACTCCGAGACGCTGTTCACCCTGGCTTACATCCAGAAGCGCCTTAAGACCGCGATCACCTCCAAGTACCCGCGCCACCTGCTCGCCGATGACGGCACCCGCTACGGCCCCGGCCTTGCGATTGTGACCCCGTCGGTCATCCGCTCTGAGCTGATCGCTCAGTACAACGCCATGGAGCGTGAGGGTATCGTGGAGAACGCAGATCTCTTTGCGGCCAATCTTATTGTTGAGCGTGATTCCACCGACGTGAACCGCGTCAACGTCCTGCTGCCGCCTGACATCGTGAACCAGCTGCGCATCTTTGCAGTGCTCAACCAGTTCAGGCTCCAGTACAACAGCACCAACGGAGGTGAATAATCATGTCAAGCAGGATTGCAGGCATTTGCTATATCAAAGTCGACGGCGAACAGCTGTCTGTGGAGGGGAGCGTTGAGGTCCCCATGTCTGACGTGACCCGTGAGACCCTGCTCTCCACCAACGGCGTTGCGGGCTACAGCGAGATGCCGGTCATTCCGTACGTCTCGCTCAACGCGCGCATCACGGATAAGACTTCCATCAAGAAGCTGGTTGAAAACACCGGCATGACCGTCACCGCCGAGCTCGCAAACGGCAAGGTCTACACGCTTGAGGAAGCCTACCTTGCCGGAGACCTGGCGTTCAACGCCTCCGACGGCACCTGCACCCTCAGGTTTGAGGGCAAATCAGGTTCATTCCAGGAGTAACTAACACATGGCCAGTCAGGTTACAGATAAAACTGACTGGCTGATCCTGCCGCTTAAGAAGCCGCTTCATCACGGCGAGCGCGAGATCAGCCAGCTTGAGATCCGCCCGATCACCACCGATGACATGGAAGCCTTAGGGCGCCTGTACACCGTCGGTGTCACGGCTGAGAGTGTCAATGTCGACATCAAACAGACCATTCGCTATCTGTCGCGCCTGTGCGCGCTGCCTCCGTCAGTGATCAAACAGATGTCGCCGTTTGAGCTTGATCAGGCGGGGTGGCAGCTCTTCAATTTTTTCGTGAACTCATAGGCGACGCGGAACCGGAGCGTCTTGTAGACGCCTGTTTTTCAACCGCCTATTTTTGGCAGCTTAACCCTTTTGAGGTTAAGAAACTGACCATAAGGCAACTGGCCCAGCTCATCGCTCAGCAGGAGCGCATAGAGAAACAGATCGAGGCTCAGCAACATCATGGCAAGTGAACAGAAACAGCTTAAGGTTGTGATCGGCGCCAACGCCGAGCAGCTCAATGAGACGCTTAAGAAAGTGCGCAAGAACCTGCGCACGTTCTCCAAGAGCGTTCATAAGGTGGGGGACAACCTGAAAAAGCTTGCTTCAATCTCGCTGGCACCGCTCGCAGGCGGCCTTACCGCCGCATGTGCAGCGCTCAAGTCGAGCATCTCCGCCATGGTGTCTTACGGCGGAAGCGTCGACAATGCCGTGCGCTCCTTGGGCGTTGCCGGCGACGCCTTGCAGACGTTCCGCTACGCCGCCGAGCAGTCCGGATCCTCGGCTGAGGAGATGGACGGCGCCATCGCGATGCTCAACAAGAACGTAGCCAACGCCGCCAACGGAAAGAACAAAGATCTGATCGCTCTGTTCAAGCGTCTGGGCATCAGCATGAAAGACAGCAACGGCAACATGAAGACCGCCGCTGAGCTTATGCCTGAGCTTGCCGATGCTATTGCCTCGCAGAAAAATCAGACCCAGAAAGCCTACATTGCCAATCTCGCCTTCGGGCGTTCAGGGCAGAACCTGATCAAGACTTTGGCTGGCGGCTCAAAGGGCCTTGATGACATGCGCAAGGAAGCCGAAAAGTTCGGCATTGTCATGTCCGACGATGATGTGGCTGCGGCGACGGAGTTCGGCGACAGCATGACCCGCACGCGCTACGCTGTGCAGGGCGTGCAGAACTCCATCGGCTCCAAGCTGCTTCCGGTGTTGCAGCCAATGCTCGATCAGATGAACGACTGGATCGCCGAAAACCGTGAATGGCTTGCCACGACCATAGCCGATGCCGTGAAAGATCTGTCAAAAGCTTTGAAGGGCATTAACTTCAAAAAGCTTGTGACCGGGACGATCTCTTTTGTCAAAGCGACAGTAAGGCTGTTCAACGCTTTGGGCGGCCTTAAGACCGTCGCCGCGGTCATAAGCGCGGTCTTTGCCGGCAAGGTGATCGCGTCGTTTGCAATGACGGGGGTCAGCCTGGTACAGGCCGGCGTGGCTTTTTGGAACTTTGCCAAAAACGTAGGCGCGGCGATCAAGTTCATCACAATTGCCATGGCTGCCAACCCGATCGGACTTATCCTGGTCGCGATCTCCGCAGCCATCGCCGCGATTTACGCCAACTGGGACACCATTGGCCCGTGGCTTGAAAAAACGTGGGGCGACGTCTGCAAGTTCTTCACCGACCAGTGGGAGCTTGTTAAAAACAACTGGAGCTACATCTGGGATCTCATCAAGGCCAAATGGGAAGAAGCCAAAGCGAACTTTGACGCAGTCTGCAAGACGTTCAGCGACGCATGGGACGTTGTCTGCAAGTTCTTCTCAGACCAATGGGATCAGGCCAAAGCGAACTTTGACGCTGTATGCAAAGGCGTCAGTGACATTTGGGACGGCATCTGCAAAGGCGTTCAGGACGCGTGGGACTCGGTCGTCAAATGGATCTCTGACAAGATTGACGAGAACGTCAAAACCAGTCAAAAACAGCTTGAGACCTTGCGGCACGTGTTCTGTGACGTGGTTCCTGACGCCATTGTAAAGGCGTGGGAATGGCTCAAAGAGAAGATCACCGCCATTATCGACACCATTACAGCCCCGATCAAGGCTGTCACTGACACCGTGGGCGATCTTGTGAGTTCCGTGGGCGGCACGCTTAAAGACACAGCCAAGGGCGCATGGAACGGAGCCAAGAGCCTGTTTGGCTTTGGCGATGACGACGCCGCTCAGGGCGAGCCTGCCATGGCTTCAGGCGGCGTTGTGACCCGCCCCACCCACGCGCTCATCGGCGAGGCAGGCCCTGAGGCGGTGCTTCCGCTTGACCGCCTTGATCCCGCCTTGATCGCCTGCTGGGCGGTGTGGGAAGCACCCGCACCGAGATTGTGGTGAAAGTGCAGGCTGAGACCGGAACTGCCGCAGTCGTGGAACGCGTCTCCGGCGACCGTGTGCCGCTCACTGTGATTGGCAACCGCGGCTTAACGAGGGCTTAACCGTGAAATACTCAAAGACTTTGCGCAAAGCGTCGTACAACGGCATTAGCTTCTTTGTGGAAAGCTCGAGCCTGACGTTCGGCCGCCGCCAGGCGGTGTTTGAGTACCCGCAGAAAGATGAGCCTTTTGTCGAGGATCTCGGGCGCTCGCTGCGCAGCATCGACGTCAAAGGTTTCATCGTCGGGCAGGATTACGCCGCCCGCGCCAAACGCCTGATTGAGGCTTTTGAAAACCCCAGTGTCGACAGTGAGACCGGACAGCCCAAGAACGTGCTTGTGCACCCGTGGCTGGGGCGCATTCTTGTTACGCCCACGGATCAGCCCACGGTCTCATGGGACATAAACCTGGGCAAAGCCTCGTTCTCGATGAAGTTCATCGAGGCAGGCTCGCTGGCCTACCCTGCGGTCGTTCCCGACTTCTCGGCCAGGCTTATGCAGCTTGCCGATGAGCTTTACAAAAAGATCTTTGGCGACTTTAGCCCCGACGGCATCATCGACTTTGCAGATCAG